TCCGTATCTAACGTAGAAAAGAGGGCTAAGGATCGCTCTAAAAACTCCAAACTGTCTTGAGAGTCATAATCTATATAAACACACACAGTAACCTTAAAAGGAAACTTAGTGTACTGATGAACGGTGTCAAGCAGTACACTCAAACGATCCAAGGGGCGGTGCGCTGTGATCGCAACCCAGATCCGCTTCATGTCAGTACTCAACTGAGAAATTGCCGCGACGCTGCAGGAAGGTTATCAGCCAGGTATACGCATCGAGTAAATCGTCATGAGACGTAGCACCCACATTTATCAGTTGCTCAAACAGCGCATCAAACTTTCTATATTTATTAAACACCACTTTTTTATGTTCAAGGATCCCAAGCGTTCCTCTAAAGCGAGACAGCTTGTCACCCCGGAAACCTTTCACTTCATGGATATGTAAATTGGTCAACCCGCGCTCATTGATCAGCACCCGTCGAATATCAGCGGCTAAAGAAGCCTGATAAGCGACGGATTCCACCACGAGAGTCACCGTGGAATAAGTAGGTGCATACTGATCATCGTGTTTGACCAGAATTCCCCACTCAAGCAGCATGTCGCATAACAAATCTATCTTCTCTAGGTTCCCGATACTCCGGCACTGGTGAGCGTCGATGATGTAATACATATCTTTGAGCCGCCCGCCCAGCACAAACGCTGTGTAGTCACTGGTTTCATTGCGGCTGGCCGAAAGATCGATACCGACAGCAAGCGAATCGAACTCTGTAACTACCTCACCTTTGACAAGAAGCTCAGGCGAAACAATCAGATCAGATGTAAGGACGGGCTGCTGCTGGTACTGGAAAGCAAACGCCACGGGGTCCAGCTCTTTCTGTTGCTGCAGATAACTAACCGACCACTGCTCGGGCCAATAGCTCACTGGATTCCCGTGGCTGTCGTAGGTCAAAGCCTCCTGCGTTACCTGTTTCCAACCCTTCGATTCAACAAACAAAGTTTTGTGGATATCAAGAGGATGGAATCGCGTGCCCAGACAGATCGATCGACCGCCCTCAAAAATAATCGGGGCGATAACCGACGACCAGTTGTTGTTCATTTCCTCCCGAATGGAAGGGTTCTTAATATCTGTGCTGGACTTAATAGGGTCATCAATAATAACAAGGTGAGCACGTTTTGACGTAATCGATCCTCGAAGCCCAGCGGCTCTCAACGTAAATTCTTCATCGCCCACGCGGGGAATACCTGCGTAGTCGAAGTCAATCGACCAGCCAACATCAGACTGCATACCCGTCTTCAATTTGACTTTTGGAAAAATCTTTTTGAACTCAACTGAGTCGATGATCTGTTTGATAATTCGACTCTTAGGAATAGCAGTGTTGATGTTGTACGAAACGTAGATAATCTGCAGCGGCATCTGGGCAGACGTATGCCTCCCAATAATCCAAGCGGTGAACAAGTTAAGCACCGTGGACTTTGCCGAACCCCTAGGGCTCAAAATATCAAGGTTTGGTCCTGCAATATCTATAAGGTACTTATTTGAATCTCCGGTTATGAGGTGCTGGTGCCACTCCAGCATGTGCTTAGCTGGGGGTTTATCAAGGACCGTACAGAACGTCTGAAAGTCATTAGCCGCTTTAGTGTAAATATTATCTACAACGACAGGACCGGACTCCTGCGCACGAACTGCCTTTATCTGCGCGGCACGACGGTACGCAAAAGATTCCCGGCTTGGCATATCAGTATCCTGACAGTGTTGCTATAGTAGCTCTATCCAGATTCTACAGCCGGATGGCGAAAATTCTGTGGTACGGAGACGCGTGCTCTAATACCGGATTCGGGCGAGTTACACACAGCGTACTCGATCACCTCCATAAAGATCACGAAGTTACAGTTATCGGTATCAACGCCGTAGGGGATCCTCACGATTACCCCTTTAAGATCTACCCCGCCGCCACGGTGAACGCTCCTGATCGATTCGGGATTCAGCGTCTGCCAGAAATCGTATCCAAAGTTCAACCAGATGTTTTTATCGGTTTGAACGATATTTGGGTCCTGAATCAGGTCTGGGAGACTGTTCACTTTCTGAAAGAACAGCACAAATTTAAGTTCTTCGCGTACTTCCCTACAGACAGCGAGGCGTATTACCCAGATATGCTCCGCAACATTGAGCACTGGGATCTAGCCACGACGTTCACCGTGGGGAGCGCTGAGCGTCTTCTAGCTCACAAGATCAAACCAGAACGGATGGCAGTGCTTCCGCACGGGGTCGATAACGAACGGTTCAAACCCATGTCTCGCGATGAAGCTCGCGACAGCCTGGGTCTACCGAAAGACAAATTTATCGTTTTCAACGGAAACCGAAACCAGCCTCGCAAACGGATCGACCTGACTGTTCAGGCCTTTGCCAAATTCGCGGTTGATAAACCAGACACCATGCTGTATTTGCACATGGGTCTGAAGGATCTGGGTTGGGACATCATGCCGATGTTCCAGCGGGAAATGGAACGGTACGGCTTAGATCCGTACAATCGTTTGATCCTTACCTCAAATTCAATTTCTTATCTAGATGCGCCGCCTGACGAACTGCTGAACAGGATCTACAACGCCACAGACGTTGGCTTAAATACAGCCGATGGCGAGGGTTGGGGTCTGGTCAGTTTTGAACACGCAGGTTGCCGTAAGCCTCAAGTTGTCCCTAATCACACAGTCTGCAAAGATCTGTGGGACGGGGCAGGTATGCTTGCCGATATTGCAACCTGGGTAACGGACAAAGATCTCGGCGTGGTTCGCGGACTCGTCAATATTGACAGTGTTGCAGATTGTCTCACAGAACTGTACACGAATAAAGAAACATACGAGGAGGTCGCTGACGCTTGCTACGCGTTGACGCAGCGTAAAGAATACAGATGGGAGCACATCGCTAAAGGATTTTCTAAAGCAGTCACTGATCTTCTCGTTTGATTATGCAGTCAACCAATCGCTACTTCCACGCGTACTCCAGCGTGGCGCAACTGATCAAAAATGAAGAAGAAGGGATCCCTAACGTTTACAGACAAGCGGAAGCATTAGGTGGCACATTTACAAGGATCATTAAAGGTCTTCCTGAAAAGTCTGTAGCTAACTTCAGCCCCAGCATCATCAAACACGGCGACAGAACTTTAATCGCGTGGCGAACACAGCCAGAACCCTTTTGCTTCCGCTATGACCGCAACTACTACTACCTGAACGGAACCCCTACAGAGGTGTATCTAGGGGAACTGGCCAGCGACACGACAATCATCGGCGCCAAGAAGATCCGGTCGAAACCCCACAGACTTAGCTACGAAGACCCACGGCTGTTCCATGGTCCCGACGAAGAACTGTACATTCAGTTCGTAGGATCAACGTACGCAAGTCGATACAACAAAGGTGACAAGAAACTGTTCGATCAACCGAAAGTTGTCGTCTGCTACGTCAGCCCAGAAGGAGAAGCTCTACACCCGGCCATTCCTCCAATCGGTGAAAACAGAGTAATCGGTAAAGCTGAGAAAAACTGGTGCTTCTTTGCAGATCAAGGTGAGCTGAAATGCCTCTACTCGACTAGACCTCTAAAGATCGAGTGCGAAAAAGGCAAAACCATTGAAACAAACACAGATGTACTCGATACAGTAACCGGCGGCTCTCCTACGTTCAACTCGCTGCCACCGATCAATCTCGGCTACGGGCATCTTGTGTTTTACCATTGGAAGCACATGACCCGAGACAACAAGGGGTTCTCGTACTTGCTGTATCACCTGGGCGCTTACCTTATCGACAAAGACTTCTCTAAGATCCTTTATGTCGACAAAAAACCTCTGTTCAGCGGATCTCTGAACGACAAGATCATTTCGTGGACAGACCCAGGTGGAAACGTAGTTTCGTTCCAGCCCGCAGTGATCTTGCCGTTCGGCGGCTACATCGAAAGCACTGACCTAGTGCTTTCGCTGGGTGTAAACGATGCCTTTATGGGGATCTTCAGGTGCCCCTTGGAGAATATTATGAAGAGACTTGAAAGAGTAGATTAACTCTTTTCTTCACGTTCCAGAACAGACCAGACCAGCATCGAAGCATCTTCCAGCAGCGTCTGGATTGTCGGCTGAGATTCAAAGGTCTGGTTTAGTTCGCGGAGGCAACGGTCGGCGCCAGCCAAAAGTAAACCACGGCGGTCCATACCGTCAGACATGGCGCGGACAGACTGAATGTGAGAGCGTAACTCTTTCTGCAAGGCGGAGATTTTTGTAGCCGCCGTGGCGTGATCTAACATGCCCGTAACAGTCATATCCCGAACTTTACGGATATCGTCTTGCAGCTCATCAATCTCGACAAGCAAGACTTTACGTAAATCAGTCTTTGGATACTTCTCTTGTATCCACGCGGTTAAATCGCTGATGCTGCCTTGATACTTAGGGTTCAGGAACCGGGCGTACAAATACGCTTCAACGTCACTAGCTGCGTTCTTAGCGTAGTGAACAAACGCGTCTTTGTTTGACTTGTCAAGCGCCGCAAGCCAATCCGCTACGGTTTTGGAATCACCGATAGTAGCAACCGTCATGCGAAAGCTCGCGCACCAGCCATGGCCATGCCTGCGCCGAACCGCTTCAGTGCCAACTGACCTTCTACCTGCCCACGCTGCAAAGCTAACGCGTTTTTCGTATCTTCCTGCTTTTTACGGATGTCCATGTTTGTACTAGCTAACTGCGCCGCAGTCTGGTTCCGAATGTCAGACGCTCGCATACCCTGAGCAACTTGCCCTTGGGTAATTGCATTCATGGCGCTGGATTCACCCTTAAGCACCTCATTCTGAATTGCGCCAGTAGTCTGACCGAACAGGTTGGTTAAATTAGCCGCCGTGGAAGGACCAAGAAACTCAGTAGCTGTCTTGTACTTAGCAGCGAGATCCTCATTGCCGATAAGTGAGGACTGATAAAGACCAGCCACACCAGCAAGAAGATCGGTGTTTGTCTGATCTTTATAAGCGGCTTGATTGAATTGACCGAGCGCTTGAGACGCTTGTAAAGCGGTATTTGTGTTTAAAGCTTGAGTAAAAGGGCCAGTAAGAGCTGCAAGCTGTTGGGCAGCTGCAGTAAGCGCTACGTTACCAGGGGCCAACTGTGTGGCGTAAAGGGATGCATAATCACCTGCCGGTGCTCCTCCACCGCCGCTCAAAGCGCCGAATAGAGAACCAGCGCCCCCGAGGAGAGTACCGCCAGCCGCGATAGCACTAACAGGATCAAAGACCATCAGCCTAAAAGGTTACGACCAGTAGGGGTAGTGGGCGCCTGAACCGTTATCTGCTGCATAGCTCCCTTCATAGCGTTATTCATCGCTTCCATAACTCCCGTATTAGGAATTTGAGCGAGGTACGCCGTGTTAGCCAGAGAGATAGCTTGTGCGGCACGAGCTTGCTCACGAGCGACTTGAAGATCTTTCCAAGCTCTAATGTTCTCGGTTTCAATCTGTCGGCGAGAAAGCTCTTTAAGGCCACGGTCGCGTAAGGCAGCAGTAACTACGCTGCGCTTCAGTTCAGCCTGAAGTTCAGCTTGTCTATAGGGAAGAAAGTCTTCCCTAAACATGTCTCGAACTGCATCTATGAGTTCTGGTAACTCATAGGGAGGTTTCTGATCTCCTAAAGGAGTACCTTCCGTGGACGTTGTAGGAGGAGCCGGAAGTTCAGGAGAAGGCAGCTCAGGAGCCGGGGGCGGATCCTCCCCAGTCTGGACACCACCAGTTTGCCCCTCAGAAGCCCGAGTGATCGGATCCCGAGCAGGCGGACGACTAAAATCAGGAATGTATGTTTGAGAACGACTGTCCCAAACAACAGGTTGACCTCCTTTAGTGGCCCGCGTACCCTCTTTTCTCCACGCGTTCTTACCTTCAATAGTTGTTTGGTCAGGTATGTAAGTTCTTCTTTGAGCGTCGTAAATATAAGGTTTACCGTTTACAGTCTTTCGCTCGCCAGCTTTCGGCCCCATTACCTGACCAGCTAAGCGAAGCGGACCCCCGAGGGGTGTTGCATCGAGAATTACCTTACCGAAATCGGGAAGATTAGTATAAATTTCTAAAGGATTCATCCTTCCGCCTCACTTAATCTCAGCTAACTCTACTTCAACTGGACGGGCAGTGATCGTACCAGATTGAAGAATGTTTTGAATAGCGTTTTCCAAAACGCCCTGAGCCAGCCCATAGGAAGATTTGAGCCGCTCTTGCTGGACATTAGCTAAACCAGTCAACTCAGCCTTGCGCATTTCAGCGGCGCTAGCGAGTTCTTGTGCTCTGATTAAAGCCTCAGCTTCTAAACGAGCTTGCTCAATTTGCGCAGCCTTAGCGATATTCTCAATTGTTACATCAAATCCACGCTGTCTGCTGATTTTCTCTAACTCACGAGCGCTTAGACTTTCTGCTTCTCGTTGTCTACGCGCCTCGTTAGCTGCCCTGAATTCCTCAGGTGACATCGGCGCAGGACCGAGATCTATATTTAAAAACGGAATTGACTCAGCAAGAGCCCTGTTAAACATTTCCCGTCTATATCTATCTTCATACGAAATATCCGTGGCAGGGTCCAGCATGTAACTACCAGTGCTGGAAGCAGGTGGAGGAGAAGTCGCTGCATTAGCACTCCCGCCCGTAAATAATTTCAAAATTTCGGGAACTGAAGTCGCGATACCTAAACCACCGCCGATGGTTCCGATACCACTAAAAACGGTGCCTAAAGCGTCTCGCTTAGTCCCAGGTAGTCTCTGTAATATTTTCGTAGCGACATCCGGAGCAATCCCTTGCTTTAAAAGGGTGTTGAAGACAGCGTTCAGACCAGCTTTAGCAGGCATCTAACTCAACTGCGGACGGTCGTACGAAGTGCCAGAAGAAAACTTCTTAGCTTTATTAAAGTTTAGCCCGTTTTCCTCAGTTGCAGGGGTGACTCCCATTTCTTTTTGATCCTTTGAAGGATATGCAGAAGTCTGAGGAAAATTAGATTCAATGTAGTTGTCTAAAAACGAAATAGGATCTAACTCGTCCGACTCTTTACGAACGTCTCTATCTAAAAGCTGCTGTCTGCGGTCCATATCAGCTCAGAGCTTGGTAACGAATGGACGGAGGAATCTGCGTGGAGTTTGGTGCATTAAGCACCGAGTACTGACCACCGTAGTTTGGCATGTCATACTCCAGCGGACGCTGTTGGCTCAAAACATCACCAGACGCCTCATCCTGAGCTTGCATATCCATAAGAATTTCAATAAGCATGTCCACGACTTCAGGATTCTGTTCAATGATCCCGAGAAGTTCTACGACTTCAGCCATATCGTCGGGATCAGAAACCCCAGCCTGCAGCCTGCGCTCTAACTGATTCTTTGCTTCAGGCTGAGACACAGAAGGCGGCGCATTCAGGGAACGCGTAGCCGAAGTGCTCATCATCTGCCGATCCTCGTACCCAGGCATCGGAGGGAGAGCGCGGCTGTATTCACGCAGAACCTGAGAAACCACGGGGGCAGCAGCGGCTCGCTCGGCAGCGGTTTTAGGAATCGGTAGCCCCGTGATTCGAGCTGCTAATTCGTAATCGGCGGGACTAAACACCGGAACACACCGCTATCTGTGATTCCATATTAGACGAGATCTTCAGAATATCGCCAGGTTCGACGTTTAAAACTAAACAAATCCTCTCTAAAACATCAGGAGACGGTATGTAAGTAGAGTCAGTATAAATACGACGAGTAGTAGTTGGCGACAGCTCGCACACTCTACTCAGTTTAAACGAAGAGATATTCCGAGTATCAAGAATACTCTTAAGTGAATTTATCAACCGCTTACGCGACGTATGGGAAGAGTAATACGGCACAGCCCTAAACCCGCTGACTTAGTTTAATAGCCCAGTCCTAAAAACCTAAGTTCTTAGAACGGACAAAATGAAGATCGTAAGTAGTGAAATCGAGTGGGATGCTTGGGTTGTTAAAAGGGCTCGGATACACCTCCCCGTCAACGTGAAACTGCCACGCTGGACTCCACTTGGCATGTAGATAATGTTTGTTCATTTCATGCGCGTAGTGAATCCGCTCAGCCAACTCAGGTTCAGAACGCCAGGTCTGCGAGCCGTCCGCGTAGTCACCGGAAGTCTCACCATGGAAGTACGGCAGACCAACAGACATACAACGCTTCAACTCCTTATGCTTAAAGCGCATCCCATAGTCCATATCCTCACAGTACGCAGGAGACAAGTTCTCATCGAACAAGCCGAACTGCTGCACAACCCAGTCCTTTAAAAGAAAGACATCCCAGCTTCCATTCTCCCCATGGACTATACCTGTTTCTGCATCAGCGGCGTGGCTTACCATGCGTTCTAAATAACCCGGTGTAAACATAATATCATGGTTCACAATAACCCAATAAGGGCACATCATATAGCACTTTATTAATAGGTTCCAGTACCCGCTACAACCGATGTTATGAGGCAGATGACAGATCTTCACCTCCTTCACGTATTTATGAGGAACCTGAGTCAGCAGGTCTAGTTCCTTAGTAATCTGATCTCGACCGTTATTATTGAAAACAACAAACGTATCGACAGGATAATCGATGCTATAAAAAAGACGATAAACCCAGTGGGGAGCGTTGACGATACCAGTTCCAATAACGGGGATTGACATATGAACCGAGTGTCAGAAACTCGCTTAAAAGCTGCTACTATACTAACACCAGATAGCCTTTAAATGACCACTTTCCTCTGGGGACCACAGGAGCCGCTGATCCAGAAGATCCCGAAACCAGCGTTCTTGATGCATGACGACGAATCGGGTCGCTGTCAGATGTTCCGAGTCGGCATCCCTGAACTTGCCTTAGTTAACTACGCTAAATTTATAGCTCGTCCCAACTCTATTTTCATCGACGGTGGCGCTCACATGGGCGTGTACTCCATCCTGCTCGCCGACAGTTTCAAACAGGTTTTCGCTTTTGAGCCCCAAACAAGAACGTACCGCCAACTCTGTGGGAACATCTTCATCAACGAAAAAGAAAACATCATTTCAAACTGCGCAGCACTAACAGATAAAGAACGTGCAAATGATGTAATGACGTTGCACATTGTATCTGATGACGGGGGCGGATCAACTCTCGAAAAAACGCCTGAAACTGTCAAACGTACGGAGGAAGTTCGAACCACGGCGATCGACTACTACAGACTGGACAACGTTGGTTTGATCAAACTCGATGTAGAAGGCAGCGAACTCGCCGCCCTACACGGTGCCGAAGAAACCCTCAAGAGGAACTCGTACCCGCCGATAATTTTTGAAGCTAACGGGCACAGTTGGTACACACACTCAGCACAGGACTTGTTTAAATACCTAACTTCTATTAATTATCAGATTGCAAAAATTCAACCTTTTGACAATATGTATCTTGCGAGACAAGGTGAGGATCTATTAAGGTGAGGTGTACCCCGCTTTCGTGAAACATCTGTTTTGAGATCTCGAAACTCTCTTTCCAGCGGTCAGGGATCTCAACGTCAGGAACAACCACGCGGACAAAACCCGCCTGAATCAGCAGCGTGCAGCACGAGTTGCAGGGGATAAAAGGCCAGACGTAAACAGTCGACCGCTCTAACGAAACACCATTACGTGCCGCCTGGGCAACAATGTTTGCCTCGGCGTGGACAGTACGCAGCAGCTTCTGATCCCGGTCAACCAACCGGGTCGGCAGATCCATGACTCCTTGGGGAAACCCGTTGTAGCCCGTAGCCAGGATCCTCCGATCCCTTACAGCTACAGCACCAACTTGTGTAGAAGGATCTTTACTCCACTCAGAGATATGCTTTGCTGTAGATAAAAATCTAACATCCCATTTGGACAAGTCCACGCAGTTCGACTGGAAGTAGAATCGACAATAGAGTAACAGTTGCAAAGGGGACTGTAATGGCGCCTTGGAATCCCATACCGTTCCTCCAGCAAAAAGCAGCCGAAGCGCAGCGAGCTATTCAAAGCGCACCGAGAATAGCAGGGCAAATTTGGCAGCAGAGAGTGGTCCCTGCTGTCAGACAAGTGCAGGCAGTAACTGCCCCTGCAGTACGTACCTATAGACAAACCGTACCCGCACCTATACGCGCAGCCGTAAACCCCTTCTCAACAGCGGGACCCTCAAAACCGGGACTCGGACCCGCTGCTCGATTTTTCGGCGGACAAGTGTTGGCAGATATAGCAGTCGGTCAAGCAGCCGAAAGACTATTACCACCACGGCTAGCAAACGAAGTTACCGAACTCTATTCACTCACCAGTCTGCCCCTCCCTCTTCCAATTAGAGTCGCATTACCGATAGTCCTAGGGTCTAGACCTGTAAACGCTAATGAAGATGAAATGCTGGCTCAAGTGTACAAAGACTACGAACAGAAAAAACGAAACGCTGAGATCGCACAAAGAAACAGAACAGAAACGGGTCTTGAAGTCAGCGGCCCATTAGAGCCCGCTTACAGACCGCCCACAGCGGGAGCTTCGACATCTAGAGCCCCTGTAGTGTCGACCTCACCACGAGCTGCCGCAGCGCAAACAACAGCACCATCTCAACCTCCAGAGATGTCTCCTTTAGCTAAAGAGTACGCTGAGCAACAACGTTTAGCGGAACTGCTCGGCGCAGAAGAAATGATTCGCAGAATGAATGCAGTGCGACCCATGACTACAGTAGGCGACGAAGACATGTTGACCTGGGCTAAAGCGAACCCAGCTTTGGCGTACCGTGAAATGCTGCGCCGCGAAAGCTTAGCTAACTAAGCTGATTTGCTATAGAGCGAACACTCCTCAGCAAAATTTCCACCGGCTTCGGGAAAACCCATAGAGCACTCGCCAAAGGCTCCCATGTGAATACATACGTCACATGTCTTAGAACTGACAGCAGGGGTTCCAACACTCTGCTCCTCCATGAACTTAAAGAGCTTTCGAGCCACGCCGCTCAAATAACGCAACTCATCTAACTGCGCCTGAGTCAGCTCAAAGGTTGTGAAGCGTTCATCGCAGGCGCCGCACTTCTTACGTCGGCGGATAAACCCACCTTCTTTTCGCGACTCAATAATCCGCACCGCTTTAGCTCCGCAGTTCGGACAGTTGTTGATTGTGGCTTCGTGCATGAGAAAGGAATTAATACCCTGGGCGGGACTCGAACCCGCACGATCAAAGATCTACGGATTTTAAGTCCGTTATGTCTACCAATTCCATCACCAGGGCTAGGTGCGCGTCGTGGGAATCGAACCCACCTCGGGTGAATTATGAGTTCACTGCATTCACCAGATTGCTAGACGCGCATGAGAGAACTATAGAGCACAGCGCGGCCCAGCAGCGGCTGGTTTAGCAAGTGAAATAATCCCCGACCGATCAGCGGCTAAGCTCCACGCGTAACCGATCTACCGGCACGCCAGGGAGAGTTCCGTTATTCACATCTGTAAAACGATAGATTTTGCCCTGAAGATTGATCTCATCTTCACGACCAAAGTTCTTGATTACAACCCGCTGCAGGTGGTTCAGAGGGTGGCATTGAAAACCGTGCTTTTCGGAGCACTTAGCAACGTCAATCCGATTGGTAAAGGTAAAAACATCTTTGGCTACGTCCCTGCGGAAATCAACCACGCCTCCAGATTGCTTACTAATGATGTGTCCCTGAGGCCCAAACTCAAGCGAGTCTGACCCCTTGCTCCCGAGGAACCGCCAACGAGTAAAGATCCCACGATCCAGATAGTAACCAGTGACAGACTTACGCGGATCTGCGTTCCGAGCACGAGGCGCAGCCGTTTGCATAACAAGCCCAGTCAGATGGGCGCCGGGATCCGACGTTCTGATTTGAAGCACAACTTCCGTGGGGCTTCTTCGAACACCAGCACTAGCACCCGTAGTAGTTATATCAGCCCAGTTAGTCCAAGCAGTGAGCAGAGCAAGTACAGCTTGAGGAATCATGACTAAAACTAAAAAACGTGATGTCCTATGTGCATTCCTTGCACCCAAGGAGCAGC